TGCAGATATATTACAGTATGCGGATTTTAAGGATGACTTTGTTAACTCTATTGGTAAATACAATGTTAGTATTTTAGATGAAATAAAAGATTTATATATATATGACTTTGGAATATTTATTGAGATAGCTCCAGACGAGGAACAAAAAGCACAGTTAGAACAAAACATACAGATGGCTTTATCTAAGGGTGACATAAACTTAGAGGACGCTATTGATATTAGGGAAATAAAAAACATTAAGTTAGCTAATCAGTTGCTTAAAGTAAAACGTAAAGCACTCCAGGAACAGAAACAACAGCAGGCAATGCAAATTCAAGCAATGCAGGCACAGCAAGCGTTAAAGTCTCAGGAGATGAGTGCACAGATTGTGGTTCAGCAGCAGCAAGCTGAAATACAAGGTAAGATGCAATTAAAGCAGGCAGAGATAGCGTTTGAGATTGAGAAACAAAATAATGAAGCGGTATTAAAGAGCAAGCTAATGCAGGAAGAGTTTAACTATAACATACAGTTAAGGGGATTAGATTCTGAATCATTATCTCAAAGAGAAGATCAAAGAGAGGGTGCTAAATCTAAAAGAATTAGTCAAGCAAATACAGAACAATCAAAACTAATACAGCAAAGAAAAAATAATTTACCACCAGTAAATTTTGAGTCTAACGAGGATAGCTTAGATGGGTTTGATCTTTCTGAGTTTTCTCCAAGGTAGGGCTTAAAAACACTATTATTTTTTTCTTACATTTGTAGTAATTAAATTTAATCATATGGCATTCACAGTAAAAGAAGTAACAGTAGGGGAAGAAAAATCCACACAACAGGTAGAACAAGAGCTTTTAGATAAGCATGAAGAAGGTCTTCAAGAAGACCAACCTAAAGCTGAAGAGCCAAAAGCTGAAGAGCCTACTGAATTAAAAGAAGAAGACGTTCTTTCATATATTGGAAAAAGATATAACAAAGAAATTAATTCATTCGATGAGTTAATGAGTGAGCGAGAAACTCAGGAAGAATTGCCTGATGATGTTGCTGCTTACTTTAAATATAAAAAAGATACAGGCAGAGGTATTAAAGATTTTGTAGAGTTACAAAAAAACTTTGATGAATCAAACCCTGATTCTTTACTTAAGGATTACTTAGTTGCGACTGAGGATGGTCTTGACGAGGAGGATATAGACACCCTAATGGATGACTATTCTTTTGATGAAGACTTAGACGACGAGTCTGACATAAAGAAAATTAAGTTAAAGAAGAAAAAAGCTATTGCTAAAGCCAAAGATTATTTCAAAGGAATGCAGGAGAAGTACAAGCAACCACTTGAGTCAAGGGGAACGCAATCTTCAAATGTATCTGACGAAGACATGGATGGTTATAAGCAGTATATCGCAGATGCGAAATCTTATGATGAAGAGACTGCAAGAAAAAAAGAGTTTTACAACTCTAAAACGTTAGAGGTATTTACGCCTGAGTTCAAAGGTTTTGAATTTAATGTAGGTGAAGAGACACTAACATTTTCTCCGTCTAGTTTAGAAGACTTAAAAAGTAATGCATTGAATCCTGGTGGATGGGCAACCAAATACTTAGATGATGACGGTCTTTTAAAAGATTCTAAAGGTTTTCATAGGAGTGTAGCGATTGCACAGAATCCTGAAAAATTTGCTGCGTTCTTTTATGAACAAGGTAAATCTAATGCTACAGAGAATGTTATGCGTAAGACAAAGAATATTAACATGTCAGAACGTAGGTCACCTGAAGTATCTAGCAAGGGAGGAACACAGTTTAAGGCTTTAAACACCGATAGTGGGAAAGGGCTTAAAATAAGAAGTATAAAAAGAAAATAATTAATTAAAAAAATAGTAAAATTATGGCAGGATCAGTACAGACTACGCCAGGTTTTGACTTGCAACCAAGTTCGCATCAAACACCTTTGGCATCAAATTATATAACTGACTTCAGTTTTTTAAGTCAGTACTTACCAGACACATACGAAAAAGAATTCGAGCGTTATGGTAACAGAACAATCTCCTCATTCATTAGAATGGTTGGAGCAGAAATGCCTTCTAACTCTGACCTTATCAAATGGGCAGAGCAGGGAAGACTACACACTAAATATGTAAATTGTGGAACTGTAGCAGTAGTAGCTGGAGGAGAAGCAATTTTTCAAGTAAACGATGTACTAAACCCAGCAGGGTCAACAGCACAACCTGGTTCAGGAGCAGTTGTTCAGGTAGCAATTAGAGTAGGACAAACGGTTGTTGTTGTAAACAATGATGGTTCAGGAGAGTTTAAGGCTATTGTTACATTAGTAAACGTTGCAAACAGCCAGGTAACACTTGCATTTTACGATGCAGCAGGTTACACAGGTGGTTCAGGAGTAGGAAATGCTGATGCAAGTATTTTTATTTATGGTTCTGAATTTAGAAAAGGAACAAATGGAATGCAAGGTTCTTTAGAGGCTGATGACTTTATCTTTGAAAATTCACCAATTATCATAAAAGATAAGTATGCGGTATCAGGTTCTGATATGGCTCAAATCGGATGGATAAGCGTCGAGACAGAAAATGGTGCTACAGGTTACCTATGGTACTTGAAGTCTGAGCACGAAACAAGATTGCGTTTTGATGACTACCTAGAGACTGCAATGATTGAAGCTGTTCCTGCTGAGGCTGGATCAGGTGTTTTAGCACAAACGACTTCTACTCAAGTTGGTAACAAAGGTTCTGAGGGTGTATTCTATGTAGTACAAAATAGAGGTAATGTATGGTCAGGTGGAAATCCTAATGCATTAGCAGACTTTGATTCTATTATATCTAGATTAGATAAGCAGGGTTCTATTGAGGAAAATGTTATTTTCTTAAACAGAGACTTTGGCTTTGACATTGACGATATGTTAGCTGCTCAAAACTCTTACGGTGCGGGTGGAACTTCATACGGTCTTTTTGACAATGATGAGGAGATGGCTCTTAACTTAGGATTCACAGGATTCCGTAGAGGTTATGACTTTTACAAGTCTGACTGGAAGTACTTAAACGACCCAACCATGCGTGGTGGTGTTGATGGTACAGGAAGTATTAATGGATTGTTAGTTCCTGCAGGTTCTACAACTGTTTACGACCAGATCCTTGGGAAGAATGCTAAGAGACCTTTCTTACACGTAAGGTACAGAGCTTCAGAAACTGAAGACAGACGTTATAAGACTTGGATTACTGGTTCTGCTGGTGGTGCAAAAACATCTGACTTGGATGCAATGGAGGTAAACTTCTTAAGTGAAAGAGCTGTATGTACTTTAGGTGCAAACAACTTCTTTATCTTCCAAGACTAAGAATATTAAACAAAAGAAAAGGGAGCCTCTTAGGGGCTCCTTTTTTAAAGTATTAAATTAAATTTTATCTAATGAAAACTAAAGTACAAAGAGTAGACAAGATCTACAAGTTAACAAGGAACGCAGCACCTTTATCTTTAATGCTTGCAACAAGACACACAAGAAGGTTTCCACTTCTTTGGTTTGACCCAGAAACAGAAGTAAACAGAGAATTACGTTACGCACGTAATCAAAAATCACCATTTGTAGATGAGCAGGATGGAAACGCAATTATAGAACCAGTTATTTTTGAAGATGGTTTTCTAAGGGTTTCTAAGTCCAATCAAGTTTTACAAAAATTTTTAGAGGTACACCCACACAACGGAATAAAATTTAAAGAGCTTGATAAATCTAAAGACGCACAAGACGTTGTTGAAAATATTAATATAGAGATTGATGCAATGATAGAGGCACGTTCTTTATCGCTACCACAGTTGGAGTCATTAACAAGGGTTTTGTTCTCTAAAGATCCATCTACTATAACCACGGATGAGATGAAGAGAGATATTTTAGTTTATGCTAAAAACGAACCAATAGAGTTTATGTCTCTTGTAAACGACCCTGTACTGAAGCTTCAATCTACTGTACATAAGCTTCTTGAGGTGGGTCTTATAAAATACAGAAACAAAAACAAGGAAGTTTTCTTTAACACCAAAACTAATAAGACAAGGCTTTGCACAATACCATATGGCGAGGACCCTATTTATATTGTGTCATCATTTTTTCAATCTGATGATGGGATAGAGTCTTTAAAACATTTAGAAAAAATGTTGGATAATTAATTTATTTATTTATATATTTACACTATAAATAACTTTTTTAAGGGGTAAGTTATTTTCATTGTAGAGGCTTTAGAAATAAGGTCTCTTTTTTTTGTTTATATTTGTTTTTTATTAACCCATTAAAAATTTTTTATAAAATGGAAAAATTTCTTAAAGTTACAAACGCTCCTATTACTAATGAATTAATTAGTCTTAACGGAGTAAAATCAATCGGTACAGCTACTGCAACTGCAACAACAGTTGTCATAAAGTACATGGACGGAACTGCTACTACAGTAACAACTGCTGCGCAAGTTGCTCATGATGTTTATTCAGCTATATTAGATGCTACTGAGTCAGCATTAGTTACAAGTTGGACAAGACCAATGTTTTCTGTAAAATTACCTAAAGCTGTAACAAGTATTGTAAATGCTTAATTAGTTTAAGTATACCAGTAAATAAAGAGAGGTCTACAAAAAAGTAAGCCTCTTTTTTTTTTGATTATCTTTGTGTAAATAATAGTCAGGATGATAAACGATATTAGAAATACAGTTTTAGCTGTATTAAATAAAAACAACTACGGATACATCTCTCCACAAGATTTTAATCTATATGCACAACAGGCTCAGATGGATTTGTTTGAGGACTACTTTTACGCATATAACTACCAGGTAAACAAAGAAAACCAAAGGTCTTCAGGTACAGGATATGCAGATATAAAGAAAGGATATGTTGAGGTTATTGATTTCTTTTCGGTAACATCAAACTTAAATCAAAATGGTACTTTAAAAGATAGTTTTTTGTTACCATCTATTGCTACTACAGGATCTGATTATTACTTAATAAATAAAATATATATAGGTGGAACAGAGTTGGAAAGGATTGAGCAAAGTAAAATTTTATTATTAAACAGCTCTCCATTAACAGCACCATCTACAATGTTTCCTGCTTATACTACGGAAGGGAATATTGCAACAGTGTATCCATTACCTGTCGTAGCACCAACAGTTGCTTGTCAGTATATAAGATACCCCAAAGTTCCTAAGTGGACATATGTAGACTTAGGGAACAATAGCGAACCTGTTTTTGATCAGACTCAGTCTGATTATCAGGACTTTGAGTTGTTTGCGGATGATGCCACCGACTTAACAATGAAAATACTACAGTACGCAGGGGTTTCAATAAGAGAGGCATCTGTTGTACAATACGCAGGGGCTGTAGAGTCTGCTGAAAATAATAGCGAAAAATAAATATGTCATACATTAGCCAATACGAGTATTACGAAAATGGAGGTGTAGCACCTGAAAATAAAAACTGGGGTTCTTACCAGTACGTGTCATTAAAAGACATAGTTGTAAACTATGAGTTAATGTATTCAGGGAACCATTCTCTGGTAAACAATGAGGAAAGGTTTAAGATACTATTTCATGCAAAGAGAGCGATTCAAGAGTTAAATTATGATGCGTTTAAAGAGGTAAAGGTATTGCAGCTAATTGTTTCTGATGAGCTTAGGTTTGTTTTACCTTCTGATTATGTGAACTGGGTTAGGATTTCTTACTACCAAAATGGTGTTATAAGACCTATGGTAGAAAATGTTCAAGTAAATTCTGCAAAGTCTTATCTTCAGGCAAACGACACTAGAATACTTTTTGATCAGGATGGTAAGGCTCTGCAGCCAGAATACTCTCCATTAGACTTTGACAGGATTACAGGTCAAAAGCCTAGCATATATTTAAATAGCTTGAGTCCATATAATGGCTTAACAGGTTACGAATACGAAGGGTGCTGGTACTTTGATTTTGCTATTGGTGCAAGGTTTGGTCTTAATACAGAAACTGCAAACGCTAATCCTACGTTTAGGATTGATAAAAAATCAGGTGTAATAAACTTTGACTCTACCATGGCAAACAATAGCTGTATTCTGGAGTATATATCTGACGGTATGGAGGGTGGAGACGACACTCAGGTTACGGTAAATAAGTTATTTGAAGATTATGTTTACGCATATATTAGTTACCAAATTTTAAATTCTAAGTTAGGTGTTCAAGAGTATGTTGTAAATAGAGCTAGAAAAGCAAAATCATCGCTTCTAAGGAACGCAAAAATAAGATTAAGCAACATACACCCAGGAAGGTTATTAATGAACTTGAGGGGGAGAGATAAGTGGATAAAGTAATATGGCTAAAATTCAAAGAAATTTCATAGCAGGTAAGATGAATAAATCCGTTGACGAGCGACTCGTTCCAAACGGACAATATGTTGACGCATTAAATGTTAGGCTTGGATCTTCTGAGTCCACGGAGGTGGGTGCTGTTGAAAACTCTAAGGGTAACACAAAGCTTACGTCTTTAAGCTACAAAGGAGAAACTTTAAGCAACCTAGCTAAATGTATTGGAGCATATGACGACGGAGCTAACGAGACACTGTATTGGTTTATTCATGACTCTGATTTTTCTCTATCACCAACAGGTAAGCTAGATTTAATAATTTCTTTTAACGTAACCACTAACAATTTAATATACCACGCAATAAGCGTATCTAAAGGGGGTACAACCCCTACCGAAACAACTTTAAATTTTAACGAAAAATTTCTTATTACAGGAATTAATTTAGTGGATGGGTTGCTGTTTTGGACAGATAACTATAACCCTCCAAGGTTTTTAAACACACAACGTAACTACGACAGTCCTAGTGGAACTCCGCTTGTTGATGGTGATGGAGATGCTTCTTTATTTTTTGAGTCATTGTTGGTTATAAAAAAACCGCCTAATAGCGCACCAACTGTTGAGATGACTACCACTAGCGGTGGTCAAGAAAATTACTTAGAAGAAAGACTTATTTCGTTTGCGTACAGGTATGAGTACCAGGATGATGAGTACTCGGCTACGTCTCAGTTTTCAGATGCTGCGTTTATTGCAAAACCTTTTAGTTTTAGTACTGAATCATATCTAAATGATGGTATGATAAACAATTTTAACACCGCAGTAATAACATACAACTCAGGTAGTTCTTTGGTTAAAGCTATAGATTTGTTATTTAAAGACAGCAGCGGTACTGTTATTAAGGTTGTAGAGAAATTAAAAAAATCTGAATTAGGTCTTGCTGACAATACAAACTACACGTTTGAATTTAGGAACAGCAAAATATTTACAATACTACCGCAGTCAGAATTATTAAGACTTTTTGACAATGTTCCTTTACTGGCTCAGGCTCAAACATTAATGGGCAACAGGCTAATGTATGGTAACTACATTGAGAATTACAACCTGGTAGATATAAACAATTCTCCTGTTAGGCTTGAGTATGAGACAGAATTAATCTCAAAACTTATAGGTCGAGAGGATGTCGTTGATACATTTGGTAATGTTGGATACACCTTTGGGTTTAGTAATACTATTACTAACGCTCAGTTGATTATGGACTTGAATGGTTTTAATTTAGTTGCAGGGGCTCTTATTTCTATTGACGCAAGTTTTGTTCATAATTCTTTTGCGGGAAGCACTCCAACTGAAACAACAACAACAACAAACTTTACGTTTTCTTATGTATTGCCACAGGCTTTTACTAGCGTATATGATTTAGCTATAAGCGTAGACTTTCAAGAAAAAATAGGTATAGCATCCACAATAAAACCTGTTTACAGTAGCGACGCTCTTACCGAAACATCTTGCCAGGGCTCTACCTTAACTGACATAATTAACTGTGCAATACCAAACACTTTAGACAGCGGGTCTACTCCTAGTTGGACAAAATTTGAAAGCGGTATATCTTCAGCAAATCAACCTTTGGGTATTGTAGCAACACCAGGTTCAACCACAATCGGACTTGAGCTAATATCTATGAGAAGGGTGGACGATTTAACTAACCCAACACAGAATGCATACGAGTATTACAGTTGGAATTTTGCAGAGATTTCTTTTCAAACAATAAGTAACACAAAAAGCCTACATAGCAATAGGGACTATGAGGTAGGAATAATTTACATGGATGAATTTAACAGGTCATCTACTGCGTTGGTTAGCCCCAACAATAGTGAACACATACCCTGTGGGTTTTCAGATCAAAAAAACTCACTTAGGGTAACAATACCTGTGCAACAAAACCCACCTTTTTGGGCAACAAAATATAAGTTTGCCATAAAGCCTAGTACAGAAACATACGAAACAATTTATACAAAACTGTTCTTTGTGGATCCTACCACTAATGATACATATTTTTTATTAGAGGGTGAGAACCAACGAAAGGTTGAGACGGGTGACAGGTACATTGTGAAGGCAGACTCCCAGGGTCCATTAATTAGGTGTGCATACGCAACTGTTTTAGAAAAAAGTGCTAAGGAGTCAGACTTTTTAACCCCCCCTCCTCAAACTTCTGATAACACTGATATTTCTATTCCTGCAGGTACTTACATGAAAATAAAGGCTCAGGATTTTTCTGTTAATTTAGGAGACAACCCATTTATATTACCAGGAAAGCAATGCTCTGTTTCTAGAGGAGGAGGCTCTACAGTGCTTGGTGTTTATACTGGTCTAAGTGGGGATGGAAATCAAAATTTATTTGCTCCTTTTAATATACCTGCAGGAAGTAGAATAAAAATAGATTTTGACTTTACAAGAAAGGGTTCGGGCTCAGGGCAATTATCTTGTGAACGTAGGACGTATAGACTAGAAGCCACGCTTACTGCGTCTCAAGAATACGATGATATTATTAAATGGTGGAACGGTGATAACATTGGGAATATTATAGACACTGGGGTTAAAGACGTTGGTGGTAATGGACCAGATATTGAAAATGAATATATTACCACTACAGCGGATAATGCTTCAAATAATTATGGTCTTGGAAGTGGTTCCGAAACCACTAACAAGTATAGATGGTTTCAAGACCCAAATACAAATGAAATACGTTTTATAACCACAGGTACTAAAGCGTGTGGTACTAAAAACAAAAGAAGGTCAAACTCTTGTATTACCTTTGAAATATTTAGAACTGAAAGCACAATAGTGTTTGAGACACAGCCGTCTGATGCACAACCAGATGTATGGTTTGAGGGTTCAGAAACTTTTAATATTGTAAAGGAAGGTTGTTTATTTAATTTAAGTGTTGCGGCTGCAGAACTAAACCCAATTGCTTTTGAGTATACTTTGGAAGGAATTCAAGAACAGGTAATTGTTAATCCAGGGGGATCAAAACAGAATATAAATGGAGACTGTAGCTCAATGGTTATATCAGCATCTACAGTGCCTGGTTTAGCTAGTAACGTAGTTATCACTAGTACTTCGGTACAAAACTCTCATTTAGGAAATATTCAGTCTCAGACGCTAACGCAGCCTGCGATTATAGACACATCATTTTTTAATTGTTTTGCGTTTGGTAACGGTGTTGAAAGCTATAAAATTAGAGACTCAATAATTGGTGCTTCATTGTTGCTAGGAAATAGGGTTACAACAACCTCTTCTGAGGACTACAGGCAGGCAGATCGTTTTTCAGATATTACTTACAGTGGTATATATAATGACGAAAGCAATGTAAATAAACTAAATGAGTTTAACTTAGGGTTGTTAAACTTTAAGAAAACAGAGGAATCTTTTGGACCAATACAAAAATTATTTGCAAGAAGTACAGACATTCTTACATTGCAGGAGGATAAAATATCATACGTATTAGCAGGTAAAAATTTACTTTCTGATTCTGCCGCAGGTGGTTCTATTGCTTCTGTACCAGAGGTTTTAGGAACTCAGATTGCTAGGCTAGAAGAGTTTGGTATAAGCTCCAATCCAGAAAGTTTTGCGGTATACGGATATAATAAATATTTCTCTGACCAAAAACGGGGAGCATTAATTCAATTGACTGGTAGTGCTTATTCAAATGAGCAGCTAACAGTAATATCTGAGGCAGGTATGCGTTCGTGGTTTAGGGATAGGTTTATAGAATCACCAAATACTCAGAAGCTTGGTGGTTACGATCCTTATATGGGAGAGTATGTGTTTTCTATTAATGACGATGCGCTTCCATTTGATGTAAAATGTTTTGACTGTGGCGTTAATCAATTTTTTCCTTATAGCCTTACAGACAAGGTGTTATGTTTTAATGTCAGTCAATTAGTTGGTGAGGTTACAATCATTGTTAATGTTGCGTTTTCTCAGACAGGAACTTTTAACGCACAAACTTTATACGACGGCACGACCACTACAACAGCATTAGTAGAAGGCAGTAACACAATTACCTTTAGCAAAGACAAGGTTTTAATTGAAACTTTTCAGCTTACCCTTACAGGGTCTGTTGCTGCAGATGTAACTTTAGACGTTTCTTGTCCTGCTGCTAAAACTATAGAAATTATTCAAGTATCTGTGTCTGATAGCTTTGACGGAGGTAAGTTTATACATAACGAATATCGATGGGTTGACGGAGTTTTTGTTTCTCCTTTACATCAAGAGCAGGTTCAGTTAAAAATAACTAACATTTACCCTAGCTACCCTATCGTTTCTCAGTACAGCTCTGTGTCAGGACCTCAGGGAGCAGGTGTTATACCTGCTGACGGTGCTATTGTTTCAATAATATCTAACAAGATTGCGCCAACCGATACGTTCGTGTTCTCTAACCCACCAAATAATTTTAAATATTTAAGGAGTGGGACACTGTATGCCAATACATCTGCTGCTATACAGGACTTAATAAATGCGTCTACAACTGGTGTTATTAATGCAACAGGAGCACCGTCCACATACCGTTCTGATTTTACAATGCCTTCGGGTAATACAGGCGATTACCTGTACCTAATATATGACTACAGAAAGCCTGTGTTGTTGCAACTTTGCTACTCAACAACTAGCCCTCTTGATGCATGCTGTAATTGTAGTGAGGAACCTTAAAATATAATTATGAAGTATATAAATAGTTGGAAAGCAAACGCAAAAAAAATACACTAACTTTACTAAACTTTAGTATAAACAATTAATATGGCAAATTATGTAAATATTTATTTAAACGGTCCAACGCTGTCAACAGCCACGGGGGTATTTACCAATGCGGATTTAACAATTTGTGCTGCTGATGGCTGGTATTCTGATGGTGTAATATCTAGGCAACTTGTTGGATGCAAGCTGCTTGATCAACAGGTTTGTTCTGGATGCACGGAGAATACAATAACACTACAATATGATAGCACTTCTGCAAGTGATTTGTTTTGCGCAACAAGTACAAGCGTAACCGTTTTTATGGCTTTGGGTGATCAGTTTAGTACAACCTCTGAGATATTTTCAAATATTTCATTAAGCTCTCCTGTTGCAAATGGTTTTTATAAGGAGAAGTTTTCTAACTTTTATCGTCAACAAACGACTGGTTCTTTGGGTGTCCTTTTATCGGGTCCAAGTTGCCCTCCAACAAATACAATGTTTAGGTCAGCATTAAGCACGGTGTGCAGTGATTTCTGTACAACTAATTACCTTATAAGTGCTGGTTTTAGTACTGTTGAGGGCACTAACTTTTTTACTCTAGCAGATACCAACGAAATTGTTGGTGGGCTAGCAGATGGGTTTTATGCTTACGCAGCAACAAGCACAAACACTGCGTCAGGAACGTTTAGAATAATGCAAATAGATAACAATGAAGTATTAGGGATAAAACAATGTTCTGGAGGATTGTGTGTAGACTTATAAATAAATAAATAAATAAATAAATATGCAAAACTATACTTTAACATATGACGATGGGGTAAAAGGATTCCCGTCTTTTTATTCTTACTTTCCTGATTTTATGGTGGGTATGAACAACTACTTCTACACATTTAAGAATGGAGATCTTTACAGGCACAATACAAATGTTAAGAGAAATCAGTACTACGGTACTGACTATTCTTCATCCATAACCTCTGTGTTTAATGACGAGCCCTTGATAAACAAAATTTTTAAGACACTGTCTTTAGAGTCTGACTCGGCATGGACTGCTAGTCTTAACAGTGACCAGCAGTCTAGTAATTTTATTTCTTCTGGAGACTTTGAGGAGAAAGAGGGCGGTTACTTTGGATACATCAGGGCTTCTAATATTAACCCTGCAAACTCATCTCAATATCCTTTAAGGTCGGCAAACGGTATAGGTAGTAATACTTTTGCTAACATTACAGACCCTTCAGCAGTTTTAATTAAATTTAGTGTGAACCCATTGGTAAGCATTGGAAACATTATAAGCATCGGGGACTTGTTGTATACAAAGGTCAGCAATGTTATTACGCTAATAGGTCAGGTAAAGGATAAGGTTGAGGATATTCAAAACGGAGAGAATTACTTAGAGGTTGACACCACTATAACTAGACCACTGAACGACCCATTGGGTACTCCTATTGGTAACTTACCTCCAACGACACCAGTCTATTATTTCTTTATTAAGAACGGAACCGCTGAGTCACATGGCTTACTTGGTCACTACGCAGAATTTACTTTAACTAACAATAGCACAAATGCCGTTGAGTTGTTTGCGGTAGAGTCTGATATAATGAAATCATTTCCATAAAATTAGTATCTTTGAAGTAATGATAGAAAACGATTTGCCTATACATATATTAAATAGTATTCCGCAAGGCACAGGAATGTTATGGGAAAAAATTGAAAAATTTAAAGAACAAGTTGATTCTATAGCGGGTACATTAACGCATAAGGCAGGTACTAAGTATGAAGGAAAGATGAATGAAGTGTACCCTTTAAAACAACATCTTGAAGGAGGTTTGTATACAAGGGAGTTATTTATGCCTAAAGGACATTTAATAATCTCAATGATACACAAACAAAATCATCCATCGTTTCTGTTAAGCGGCAAGGTTTCTTACTTAACTGATCAGGGGTTGGTAGAGACAATTAGTGCACCTCATGTTATTCAAACAAAAGAAGGAGCGCAAAGGGTATTATTTATACATGAAGATAGTGATTGGTGTTGTGTGTATAAAACTGATGCAAAAACATTTGAAGAAGCTGAGGCAGATGTTTATGTAGACACTTATAAAGAACTACCTCAAGAAATAATTAAAAAAAGAATATTATGGCAGGAATAGGATTGGCAATAGCTGGGTTAGCTTTATCTGCAGGAGGCATGGGAATGTCTTTTGCTCAGGCTGGTGCACAGAGAAAATTAGGCGAAAAGGCTGACAGAGATGCAGAAAAGGCAATGGCAGCAGCTAGAAAAAAATTAGAGGTAAACTACTTAGACGCCTTGGCTATTAACAAGCTACCTTACGAATTAGAGCGTGAGGCTTTATTGGTTGCAGGGGCGCAAGGTGTTGAGGCAGCTAGAGAGTCTGAACGAGGTGCGGCAGCAGGCGTTGGTCGAATACAACTAGCACAACAAAAAGGTCAGCAAGGAATTAGGTCAGCAATGGGTCAAGAGATAACTGCATTAGATAGGTCAGCAGCAGCAGAGGAGTCAAGACTTCGTGACATTGGTGTTCAGTTAGATTTAGGTGAAGTTGCAGGAGCACAAATGGCATCATCAGATGCTAGTCAGGCGGCAGCAGCAGCACAGACACAAGGATTTCAGCAGTTAGCAGCTTTTGGTGCACAGGCTTTAGAGGCAGCACCACTGTTTTCAAAGAGTCCTGCAGCGAGAGCACAAGCAAAAGCACAGAGGCAAGAAGTAAGAACTGATAAAGCTAACTATATGAAAGGTGCAGGAAAAGGAAAAGGTTTCTTAGGAGTAGGGACAGGATATAATAAATTTGCTCCTAAAACTCCTGAGTTTACAGGATTTGATGTTTCAGGATTGGGAGCAAATGGGATGCCTATTATAACAGGTGCTAATTTTGCAGGAGGAAAAGAATTTGCATTAGCTAACCTTCAGAAAAAACAATTTTCATCTTTTAATGAGGGTATGATAAACAGAATAAACAAAGCAGGTTTTAGTACAGATGGAGAATTGATAGGTCAAGACTTTGATTTAGAATCTGTTCAGGAAATGAGTCCTCAAGAATTAAAAATATTTATGTCAGGTCTATCTCCTGGTCAAATGAATCTTATAAATCAAGGCATAGGATTATACTAAAATTAAAAAGTAAATGGCAACATATTATAAGTACGCAGAAAGGGATGCAAACAGTCAGGTAAACTGGTCAGAAATAACCTCTAACATGGTGAACTCCTTGAAGGAGGT